AATGACCTTTCTTGAGTTAGTCCACATGGACGCAAAGCTAATCTGGGACGGGGAAGCACACCGAGCCCGAAGCATCACCAAAGCCGAGCGATTTGCGGCCTTCTCTGATTATGACACTAGAGCCATAGGCGACTTTAAGCCTAGTCATATACACCGCTTCTTTGACAGCCTACAGGAGCAAGGGCTGTCTAATAATACCATTAACCACTATGGGGCTATGATAGTTAAGGTGTTCTCTCATGCAGTCTCAGAAGAGCATATTAGTCATGTACCCAAGTTTAAGTATCGCAAGGTCAAAGGCAACAAAAGACCCTTGTACTTTACAACGGCTCAAATTGACTTAATGTCAGCCTACTTTCGGAATAGTTCGGAATTTGGTGGTTTAGAACATTATTTGACCATTGGCATACAAACTGGAATGCGTATTGGTGAGATAAGGAGCATAAACGAACGTACACTATTCATAGATGAAACAGGCGGTTATTCGGTTTACTTAGCAGACACTAAGAACGGCGACAGTCGCACAGTTCCAATAAATGACAAAGCCCTAAGAGCAGTACGTGCTTTAGGAACTGATGTCTCTAAGAACTGGAACAGTAAGCTGTTTTATCGTGGGTGGAAGCACATGAGACGCGCAGTGCTTAATGATGACAGCCGTTACACGTTTCATACGACCAGACACACTTGCGCCACCACGCTGGCTAACAGTGGAGCATACAACACCGACTTAATCGGCAAATACTTAGGGCATAGAGACCTAAATACTACTCGTAAATATATCAAGACAGCACCAGAGACTTTGAGGTCTATGGCTGAATTAATGAGAGGAGAGAGAAGCAAAACTATTACACCACTACAAGCCACGCAGACTGATCTGTTTGGAATGGAAATTTAAAAGGGAAGTAAAGTAACAATGAAACTATTAGAAACACAAACAATGATTAGACCAGTAAGGTTTAATGTAGGATTTACTTGGAATTATGTGGCTCAAAAGATTTTGGGTAAACAAGTTAGAAGGAAGGTTCAATTACAAGCTAGTTCTTCAAGGCGTTTGAGGAGTAGTAACATCCACGACAAACCAGTATCAAGTTGGTGCAACACAGCATTAGCCCCACCTGTCGTAACCACCAAAGCAGGGGAGGCCATGACATGAGCAACAACAGCACCATACAGCCAAACCCCATCGCAGAAGCATACAACGAGACCATGAGGGAAGATGGCAAACGTAAGTTTAACGAAAAGTACGAACAGGCAGACAACGTCACAGAGCAAGCACCAGAATATAGCCAACTAAAGCAAGTATTAGACTTAGTTGCAGACGGACTTACCAAAGACATAGAGGAAGCTAGAAAAGGCAAAGGACGCCGCCCAACGTGGCTCAACGACCTTATGCACCTTGACCCTAGACAGCTGGCACTCATTGGTCTCCAGAGTTGCTACAATGCAGTCTTGAAAGACAGTACGCTCAGTAGTGTAACTCAAGAAATAGGCAGTCTTATAGATCGTGAATGTTTAGCGTTGGAGTTGCTACACAGCGACGACGAGGAAGCCAACAAGAACAACAGACGAATAGTAAAGATGGTGTCTGAAGCCCACACGTCAGCACATGTCAGGCTGAAGGCTCTCAGGAACATAGCTACAAAGAATGGCACTAGGTCAGTCTACTTTGGCATCGAAGAGAAAAAGGGTGATCGCAAGATGCACATGAAGCGGAAGACAGCCAACGCCGCTCCAGTCATCTCAGCAATCTTTCAGTATTGTCATGTGTTCCAAAAGGACACTCAGTACACCACTCCCAAGAACTCCATTACAAGGCTTTCGTTTACTGATGAAGCCATGAGACAGATTGAGAGAAGCAAAGAGTATCTCCAATGGTCACAACCGCTACTCAAGCCTATTCCAATGGACACACCGAACCCTTGGCAGGGCTTCCATACAGGGGCTTATAAGGACTGGAGACTAGCAGAGGTTGTCAAGTTGGTTAGAGGGGCTTCCAGCAAGCAGATTGAGGCCATAGAGCACAGTTTCAAAGGGGAAACTCCAGAACACTTTAGAGCACTCAATGCACTCCAAGAAACGAGGCTTTGTATCAACGAAGAGATGTTGGAAGTTGTCGAATGGTGCTGGGAAACTAGGCAGTCTTTTGGAAAATTTCCAAAGCGAGATACACCAGAGTTTCCGAGGCTTCCAGAGGATCACATGACAATGGATCAGGAGCTAAAGAAAGCCATCAAAGAAGACCAACGTGAATGGCGAAACACTGACCGCAGGGTCAAGGGTGCTGAAGCTGTCATGAAGCAAGACTTGCAGATTGCTAATGAACTGGCAGTCCATGATTACTTTACGATCCCTTGGGCATGTGATTTCAGAGGCCGCTTCAACATGGTTCCGTCTTTCAACTACCACAGAGACGACCACATTAAGTCACTCTTTCAGTTTCAGAGAGGCCGTGTTGTCGATGGGCAAAACATTAGATGGCTAAAGATACACATTGCAAACTGTAGTGGCTTTGAGAAGATCGATAAAGCACCTCTTGATGAACGGGTAGCTTGGTTTGACAAGAATGAGGGTGTACTCTTGGACATGGCTGAAGACTATAAGAACAGTCTGGGTCAATGGTCAGGTGCAGACAAACCTTTTCAAATGCTCGCGGCTATCTTTGAGTATTCCAGATACCTTGATGAAGGTGATGATTTTGTTGGCTTTATACCAATTTCACTTGATGGGACTAATAGTGGTGTTCAGCATTACAGTCTTTTGACACGTAGTGAAGAGGGTGCTTTGGTAAACTTAGTTCCACAAGACACAATGGCTGACCTTTACCAAACTGTTGCTGACAAAGTTACACAAAGGCTTGTTGTTGATTTAGACGACCCTAGTGCCTTTGGTAGGAATGAGATCACCAAGGCTGAACTGGCGCGTATTTGGCTAGACTTTGGTATTACCAGAGGAAATCAGAAGAGGGCTTGCATGACCTACCCATATTCATCGGTTGTCGCTGGAATGACAGGGCAATACATGGAGGACGTAATGAAGCCTTTGCAACGATCTGTGTCTTATGGTGAACTAGAAGTACACCCGATTGCTAGGACTAATAAGGAGCGAAAGGTGGCGGCTAGATACCTTGCTGGTCACAGCTATGACAGTATTGTGGAGACCTTGCCCAAGGCCGCTCAAGCAATGAAGTGGATACAGTCGTGCACCAATGTTATCAGCAAGCAAAACAAGCTGGTCAATTGGACTTCGCCTAGTGGTTTTAGGGTCTTCCATAACTATCTAAAGAGGGACAGGGTAGAGACTAAGATATTCCTGTTTGATACAGCGGTGGGCATGAGAACGAGGTCTAAGGTCTCCTTATCGTTAGATACAGGTAAGGTGGATGTCAGGAAGAATACAGCTAGCGTAGCGGCTAATACGATTCACAGCCTTGATGCGGCTGGCATGGCTAAAACCATAGTTCTATTGCTAGACTCTGGAGCAACTGAAGACTTCTTTATGATTCATGATTCATTTGCAATCTCAGGAGATGTAGACGACCTTTACCATGGTGTCCGTGAAGCCCACATTCAGATGTATTCTGAAGAGAACCTGTTGCTAAAGTGGCAAGAGGAACTCAGGCAACAGCTGGATCATCCGTTTGACTTTGAGAGGTCTGAAGTCAATCCAATGCCCTCAATGGGAAACCTAAATTTACAGCTAATAAGGTACAGCCAATTTTGCTTTAGTTAATACTTATGTCACCCTTCAGAAGCCCCTAGAGTTCCTTCCTCCTACTAAGGACTCTAAGGACTTCTTCTCCTCCCAAACTTAAAGCCATCCATAGATTCTATGGGTGGCTTTTTTACATTAGAAAGACAAAAGTATGCCTAAGAAACAAAAGATAAACTTCCAGACACCTACAGGAGTTGCTAAGTATCCCCACCTCTTGAAACCTGACACAGCCTTTGACAGCGAAGGTAAATATAAGTCAGAACTATTACTGTCTCAAGAAGACGCAAAGCCTTTGATTAAGATCATTGAGGATGCGGCTAAAGAAGAACATGGGAAGTCTAATTACAGAGTACCCTATATGACTGACGAAGAAACTGGGGAAGTGGCTTTCAAGCTACAGTCCAAATACATGCCAGAGTTCTATGACACAGCTGGTCAAAAAGTGCCAACCAATGCTTTACCACAGATCGGTGGTGGTAGCCGTCTAAGACTAAAAGGCTTCCTAAATGTCTATAAGGTCAGCGGTCAGGCTGGGGTGTCTATAACACTACAGGCTGTCCAAATTGTCGAAGCCGTCCAAGGTATGAATGGAACAGGCTTTGGAGCAATCGAGGAAGGTGGGTTCACTGTGGACACATCAGCAATCGATGCACCATTCGCACCTACTGAGAACGCTGACAACTTTGACTTCTAAACATAGATACAGAGGTATCAAGGAAGGCTATAGATCAGGTCTTGAGGTTGGTGTTGCTGAAGAACTCAGGAGACTAGGTATTCCGTTTACCTACGAGACCGAAAGGTTTTCATACCTAATCCCAGCGCGGACTGCCAAGTACACTCCAGACTTCATTCTCCCGAAGGCTGGCGGTGTATGGTTCTTAGAAACCAAAGGACGCTGGGTTACAGCTGATCGACAGAAGCATGTGTTGATTAAGAAGCAACTGCCAGACCTTGATCTACGTTTTCTTTTCCAGAATGCAAACGCGAAACTGTATAAGGGGTCTAAGACTTCTTATGCAGACTTTTGTACCAAGAATGGGTTCGCTTGGGCACATAAGCGAATACCAGATGAGTGGATTGAAGAGTGTCATTTAGGCATGAAGCAAGCCAAGTAGCGGTAGCTACAAGACCAGCGAAGGCTGGATAAAGAGAGCATGGGGCGGTCTTAGGATCGCCCTTTTTTATTTTAAGGGAAGCAAGAAACATGAGAAACTTTGTAGGCATACGATATGCACAAACACAGCTGATGAGAATACTAATGAGTGACAAATACAAAAAAGGCACTCTGTCAGATAAGAAACAAGAGAAACTTGATGCACTAATCGAGTTCTGTGGTGCTTATGAGAAGCATAGGAACATCCAAGGACTGAACGATCACGATTTTACACATTATTGGAATGAAAGAGATGGTTGAACAAGAAGAGAGCACCTTTGTGTCTCACGAACAATGCGATGCCTGTGGGTCATCGGATGCAAACAGCCTCTACAGCGATGGACATATGTTCTGCTTTAGTTGTCTAAAACACACCCCAGCTGACGGAGAGTTCACGCCCAGCGCACAGCCAACCAAGACAGACATCAGCCTACTATCAGGCGACTTCATGGAACTAAGGTCACGTAAGTTGACTGAGCAGACGTGTCGTAAGTTTGGTTACTTTGTAACTAAAGACAGCAAAGGCAATCCAATACAGGTAGCAACCTATAAGGATGCCAAGGGTAAGACTACAGGCCAGAAGATCAGAACAAGAGACAAGCAGTTTCCTACACTTGGGAAGATCAATGGTCTGTTTGGAATGCACCTGTGGTCAGCTGGTAAGAAGCTGGTCATTACAGAAGGCGAGATAGACGCCATGAGCGTCAGTCAAGTGCAACAGCATAAATTCGCTACAATATCTGTGAGGAATGGCAGTGCTGGCGCAAAGAAGAACCTATTGGAGAACATAGATTACCTCAACAACTTTAAAGAGATAATCTTGATGTTTGATCAGGATGAAGCTGGACGTAAGGCCGCCATTGAGTGCGCTGAAGTCTTGCCCATTGGTAAAGTTAAGATTGCTGTCTTACCACACAAGGATGCCAATGAGTGTCTTGTGAAAGGTGAGGCTGGAGCAATCATCAATGCTATCCACCAAGCCGCTGATTACAGGCCAGATGGTATAGTCCAGATGTCTGACATGCGTGAGACTGTAGCAACTCCCGACGCTGAAAGTCCAATGAAGTACCCGTATCCAAGAGTTAACAACATGCTCAAAGGTATACGGCAGGGCATTGTGACTATTGTGGCTGGAAGTGGCACAGGCAAGTCTACATTAATCCGTGAGATTGCTTACAACTTACACATGTCAGGAACACGGGTTGGCATGTTGATGCTAGAAGAAAGCACCAAGCGAACAGCCCAAGGTCTCGTGGGTCTCCACATCAACAGAAACATTGTGATTGACGAGGATGCGGCTACTGCAGAAGAGATAAAGACTGGCTTTGATGACTTACTGTCTCATGGTCAAATCTACCTCTTTGATCACTTTGGTTCATTTGACATAGACACCATTTGTAATCGTATCAGATACATGAAGCATGGACTAGGTTGTAATGTCGTATTCTTAGATCACATTAGTATTCTTGTGTCTTCATATGCTGGAGCAAATGACAACGAGAGGGTGCTAATAGATCACATCATGCACACCCTGACAGTCTTGTGTACTGAGTTAGACTTAGCGTTAATCCTTGTGTCCCACTTGAAGAGGCCAAACTCCGAAAGAGGTCACGAAGGCGGCGATAGAGCACAGCTGTCACAGCTTAGAGGAAGTCACAGTTTAGCACAGCTGGCGACTGCTTGTATTGCTATGAATGTGGACAGTGAAGACCCAACATCAGGCAAGCGAGAACTTGTCGTACTAAAGAATAGGCATACGGGTTTCGTAGGCCAAGCGGATGAACTTCAGTACAACCGCGAAACAGGCAGACTTACTGCCACTGATAGTAACTTCGGTTTCTAAAAACTTCCCCAAACAAAACAACATTAGTAAAGCAAAGGAACACGTATGCGTGGTTTATCAACTACGTCCAGAGAGGCGTATGCAAACACAGATTTAACAAAGAATACTCGGATGGTCTTTGATGTCATCCAAGCGGCTGGCGGCAAAGGTTGCATCAGTGCACAGGTACAGCTGGCACTCAAGCACATGCCGTATGGCTCAATCACCAACCACTTTAAATGGCTGAAAGACGCTGGGCTTATCGAAGTCATAGGGAAGCGCAAAAGTCCGTATGGACGCAATCAGCAAATCTTCAAAGCAACAAGACAACTCAATGCACAAGGGGAGCTATTCCGATGAGCACACACGAATACACAATGAATGAATACCAAGCAGATGCGGCAAAGACTATGATCTACAAGTGGAAAGTTATCTACCCAGCTTTAGGTCTAGCAAATGAAGCAGGGGAAGTCCTTGGTAAGATCAAGAAACTCATCAGAGACAACGATGTAGATTTCAAAGGCAACTCAACAATCTCAGCCCACAAAAAGCAAGAGTTGGGAGACGAGTTGGGAGATGTACTCTGGTACATTGCGGCACTCTCAAAAGACCTCGGATTAGACCTTAATACAGTAGCGCACATGAACCATGTCAAACTTTTGTCACGTCAAGAACGCGGTGTTATCAAGGGTTCTGGTGACAAGCGATGAGTCGGTGGATATGGGACTTAGAAAGCAACGGGCTACTAGACACCATCCACACTATCTGGTGCATTGTCTGTCGTGAGGTGGACACTGGTGAAGTCCGTAAGTTTAACCCAGACCAGATCGAGGACGCACTTGAGCTACTAGCAAATGCTGATGAGATCATCGGTCACAACATCATCGACTACGACATCCCAGCTATACAAATAGTCTATCCAAACTGGACAACTAGAGCCAAGGTGACTGACACCTTAGTTCTATCGCGCCTAATACATGGCGACATGTTCAATGAGGATGCTGAACGCAACTTCAGTGTCTCTAAGTTTCCTAAGAAACT